CATACGAGATGTAGAGAGGTCTCGTGGGCTCGGAGATGTGTATAAGAGACAGGCGGGGGGATTAGGCGGCAAAGCCGGGCCGCACACCAGCACAGTAACTGGCATCGGAACTGCCGTAGCCGCCACCCGTGTCGACACGCTGGAAACCAATCTTGTAGTTGCAATTAGGGGAACGAAGCCACCACCACACCGCCGTGGACACGGCGGAATGATTATAGGCTACTCTACTATTACCGGCTTTGTAGTAATCGTATTGTGCCTGATAATTCTGTTCATAGCTATTTGCATAGCTTCTTGTTCCGAACACTTCAAATTCAGCAAGCAAGAACAAGTAATCGGTGGTGGCCGTTACATAAGTCTGAACATTGCCGCCACCGTTGGCGGTATTATCGGTGTACTTGGTCACGGGTTGCATAACCGCCCTCAAATCGGCGGGAAGCGCCGCCATCAAGCTATTCGCCAACGGGCTTGTGGGGGTGTTACTGTTGCCCAATACAGTTTTTCTCATGTGTGAAGCGTTCCAACCGCCGCTGTTCGTCTGACTGGTATTCATGCGGAAACCATCACCGGTGTTGTTATAATTGCTATCACACAAAGCAACTGCCGTGGAACCGATCTTCCCGATCTGGAAGTGAATCTTGTTCGCACCTTCCTTGGCGGAATTGTGGTTGAAGCCCAAAATAAAGGCGTTCACGGTCAAGTTGTTGAAAGTGTAATTCCTTACGGTGCCATTCAGAACGATGGATTTCACATCACCAACGGCCCAATAGTTGGCTCCCAAACCTGCGGAACTGACTTCCCGGATGGTTGCCCAACTGTTATCGTTCAGAACCTTGGTGGGCAATGTCACTTCAACGGAACAGGTCTTATTGGCCGGGGCCGTGTGATTGGTGCCAGCGGCCACGCTGACGGTGATTGTGGCGTTTCCTTTAGCCTTGGCGGTAACAGTTACCACCGAACCGGAAACACTCACAGAAGCCACCGTGGGGGCGCTGGAAGTGGCTGTGATTGTGCCGTTACCGGCTCTTGTCACGGTGATGGTGTCCGTGGTCTTTGCGGCGGTCAGTTTGATGGAAGTCTTATTCAAAGACAAACTACCAGCGGCCTTGGCAATGCTCCAAGCAACCGTTTTGGCCCCGGTGCTTCCATCAGCCCACTTGTAGTTCGTTTTCGGTGTGAAGGTGGCATTGTAGGAACCGGCGTTCGTGCCGCTGGTAGTTCCTCCAAGCGTCATTTTCCCGCTGTCATAGTTGTTCCAAGTGGGGCTTTGTGCCGAACCGGTATAGGTCAGACTGTTCTTCTGCGTGGGAACCGTCATGGTGGCGGCGTTGATCGTCCAAGTCACTTCCTTGGCGGTCTGCGTACCATCCGTCCACTTATACTGCCCCTTGGGGGTGAAAGTGGCCGTGTAGGTTCCCGCATTGGTGCCGGTAGTCACGCCGCCCAAGGTCAGCGCATCGGGGTTATAAGCGTTCCAAGAAGGGCTTTGGGCCTGTCCGTTATAGGTCAGGGTGCCATTCTGCGAAGGAAGAACATTGATGGTATAGACGATACCGGACACAGCATCCAAGGCCGCATTTGCGGCATCCTGTGCGTTCTGTGCCGCTTCCACACAGGTTCCGATCTGGTTCAACAGATACGGGTGGGCGGTTTGGTCAAGGTTGTGTTCGCTCACCTTGCTTTCTGCCGTGCCTTTTTCATCATAGTTCATGTTAGGAAGCTGTTCGGCGGGAACCTTACCGTCCACCAGATCAGCCTTCCCGGATTGACCTTTCTGAAGGGCTTCAATGGCATCCGCATTGGCCTTCATTTGGGTATCAATCTTATCCATGTTTTCATTCTGAACCCCTACATCATAAAATTCAGATTCAAGGGGTTTAGTCAGCTTGTAGTTGGTTGTTTTATTCGCCATTCTTCAAAACCTCGTTTCTCAACTGATTATGGGTATAGGCGGCAAGCTGGGCATGGGTAAACCGCCCAAGTTCCGCATGGGTGTTATAAAGCTGAAGCAAGGTCACAACCATGTTTTGGGGAACAACCCGGTTCAGCAAAGATTCAACATCATTGAAGTTGTTCTTTGCGGCCAACCCGATTTTCACAAGAAGCTGATAGGTGCCTTCTTCCATATCAGCGGAATAGTTTCCCTTCCCGCACAGCGTTTCAAGGATGTTCCGAAGCTGGGGCAAGGTGTACGGAAGTTCTTCATTGATCCGGGTCAGAATACGGAACCGGCGATCTTCAAGACTGTCCGTGCCTTTGGGGGTGATCCCCAAAATCTTTTCCCACCGGGAAAGGCCCATGTTTCCAGCGGTGGGAATGAACTGGTTATCAAGAAGATTATCCGTGGTGTTCCACGCCTTTTCAATTTCCGGCTGTTCGCTCCCCATGATCCCCTGAAACTCCGCATAATCACGAATGACATAGGGAAGATAATCAATCAGTTTGCGTTCCATGCTCCCGGCCCCCTTATCCGTTGATCACGATGGTTCCCGGCTCAATGGTTCCCAAAACCGGGATGTGATCAAGGGTCAGGGTACAGTTCGCCGCTTCACCGTTGATCTTGGTGTTGGCAATATCCAGAATACCGGTGATCCCCAACAGGCGGCTTTCCACCTGACTGATACGAACCACAAGGGCTTCATTCTGGTCTGCCCAACTTTGGGCCAGTTCCAAGAAGTAACCGTTGATTGCTTCTGTGACATAGGCGGAAACATCATCCCAACTCCATTCCCGCTGATAGTACAAATCGAAGGAAAGGTTGATGGTATCTTCACCCACGCCTTCCACCCTCACCACATGGCCGATGGGGGCAATGCCCACACCTTCACCGGCGTTCTGAAGGGGATCAACTGCGGTCTGCACTTGACCCACAAGGGTTTCCGAAGGCTTCTTGAAAGAACTGTTGATGATCACCAGCTTCACGGTTCCGCCCACGGTCAGCTTGCTATTGGCTCCCGCCGCATACACGGCATCCAACCACGCCTTGATTTCCTCGGACACACCGGAAAGGCCGCTGATCCAAGTGTCGGTTCCCGTGGGCGGGATCAGCTTGGCCGGGTTCAAATCGCTGTTCCAAACCCGATATACCTTCACACCGCCCACGCCGGGAATGGCGTTCACCTTTTCCAGATAATCCGCACGGTTGCCGCCGAAGGCTTGGGCGTTCAGGCTATCCATGTAACGCTGTCTGAAAACCTCGGTATCTTCTTCATCCTCACCGGGGATCACCACGGCGGAAATGGAACAGGTTTCAAGCCCGTCCACATACTCAATGGGAATCACCGTTCCGGTGTAGTCATTACCGGCTTCACCAGCGGTTTCACAGGTGATTTCATACTTACCACTTCCACGGTCAGCCGAAACATAATAGTTCAGTTCTCCGATGGAAAAGCGGGTGTTCATGGGAAGGTGCAAGGTGGTTGGTGTAATGCTCAACTGCAACACGGCGGGGCTTGCCGGTTGCGGTTTCAGGCCCCTTTCTGCCGCCCTCAAAATGAGATAAGGGCGGGTTGCGGTGTCCGCAAAGGTTTCATTCAGCACCGTATCAAGGGCAATATAAAGGTTCTGCAATTCCACGGCGGCGGGGGCATCACCGCACCAAACCAACGAACCTTCACGGGTGTCCAAATTGCCATTGATGGAAAGCGCCTTCTGAAGCATCCGGGAAAGGATTGCTTCATAGGTCTGTGCTTCATACATCAGATTTCAACCCCCAATTCTGCATTGATTTCACCAAAAATGCTGACCACCGTGAAGGTAGTCAGCACTTTCTTTTTGTTCACCGTAAATTCAAAGTTCTGAACCGCCGTGATCCTATCATCCTGAAGCAAGGCTTCACGAACCCGGCGTTCAATTTCGGGAATACAATATTCCACATCTTTTCCGATCAGATTATGAAGTTCAACCCCATAATCCCAAGAATGGATCAACCATTCATAGCGTTCCGTGTTCAGGATCAGGAAAACCGCCTGTTCCACGGCTTGGATTTCATCAATGGTGCCGATGATGGTCAGGTTATCGTGGTTCATCCTGAAAGTACGGCTTGGAAGGGTTTCAATGGTGAAATCCTGTTTAATATCATCCTGCACTTGCGGAATCATCATCAAGCCCCCTTTACTCGGTCAATGACCACGAATTTCTTTCCTTGCTGAACCCGGATCAGAAGCACCTTTTCACCGGCCTTCAAAGCGTTGTGAACCTTGAAGGTTTTCTTGCCAACATAGGCGTGTTTGTGGGCTTCATACGCCGCCGCACCAGAACCGCCGCCCTTGTCCTCGGTGGTGTGGTTTACCGTCATATCAACTTCAAAATCAGTCACATTCCGGGTCAGGATCAGCATTTTAGAAGTGTAGATGGATTTCTGATCCACCTGAATTTTCAAGGGTGAAGCGGAAAGGACAGTTCCAAACAGGATGTTCACCGGCTTTCTGGCTTCCACAGCTTCCACCGCCGCCCGTTTCACAACTTCAACAGGATTAGGCAATAAATTCACCCCCGATCAGGTCAAGTTCCATCATGTGTTCATCACCCCTGAAGGTGTGGGTGACTTTGTTCACCACCATGTAATTGTTGGTGACAATATCCCCAAGGTTCAGGGCCACCACCACGGCGCTTCCAGCACGAACCCGCACATCACCGAAAGCGTTCTGAATGGTCAGCTTGCGGGTTTTCTGATCGTACAGCTTCAACAGGGCATCCGCCTTGGCGGAAGCGCCCGTTTTGGTCTGAACTTCTTCAAAATATTGAAGAACACCCCATTGGTTCATTTTCGCCCCGTCCTGTGCAATGAACAATTCCCGCTTACCGGTTTTTTCATTGTTATAGGCCAGCTTGATCTTGTTATAGGTCTGTTCATCAATACTGGATTCATAGCTGAAGTTTTCCCCGGTTTCTTCATCAATCAGAAGGTTCAGCTTCATGGTATTGATGTTCTTCAGGGTCAGCTTCCCGGCATCGTCATACAGAACATAAAGCTGTTTGGTATTCATCAGGGTTTCATCAAGGGCGCTCTGGATCATATCAAACAGGGTTTGGTTTTCTTCCACGATGGTTTCAAGGGTATAACCGGTATCTTCCACCGTGCCAAGGTTCAACCGGAAATCTGTTGCAATGCGCTTCAGAAGGTCGGAAGCCTTCAGCCCTTCTTCCGTGATGGTGTCCTTGTTCTTCAAATAACGCAACTGATCATAGGCCACAACATCAATGGTGCCGCCCTTGTCACGCTTTTTCTTGAACACAAACCCATAGAACATGGCGGTTCCGTTCACAGTCAGCTTCACCGGATCACCTTCAGCAAAGTTCAGCCCCGGCCCCTTGACAACGGTGAACTCCAACTTGCCGGGGGTTCCCTTGCGTTCCAAGGTCAGCCGTGCGCCTTCCTCGACAACGGGGAATTGAATGGTGCTGTTATGCTGGATGAACAATTCAACTGCCAAACGGAATCACCCCTTTCAGGAAGGCAAAGTAAGAACCTGACCGGGATAGATCAGGTTCGGGTTCTTGATTTTGTCCTTGTTCAGATTATAGATTTTCGTGTAATCGGCCCCGTTGCCCAACTGCTTCTTGGCAATGTTCCAAAGGCAATCACCAGATTTCACCGTATAGGTGGCGGCTTTCGGGGCCGTTGTGGTGGGCCGGGGTGCCGCCTTAACCGTTGCGGTGGCGGTTCCTCCGGAAGTCTTGGCCGGTTGCACGGTCACGGTCTTGGTGCCATAGGCTCTGTACTGTTTCAGGTTGATCTTCACCTTCACATCAAAACCTTCACCGGCATCATCGGTGATTTCATAGGTTTCAAGGCCAACGGTCAAATTGGTGTAATGGAACATCCCGCCACCGGGCTTCTGCCGGTTCAGAATGAATTGGAACGGGGTCTTGCTCACCTTCAGCCGTTCAAACAAGGACAGGTAATAGGCGGCGCTTTGCGCTCCACCGTTGCTGAAGGGATAGGACACTTGGGGAAGAACCAATTCAAAGGACACATCCGAAAGGCCAGCGGCCTTCAGGATATTGATTTCTTCCCCGTTGATCAGGGTCATGGTCTTATTCTGGTTGTTGATCTTCACCGTCACCTTGGAAGGGGTGATGGGCATAAGCGTTCCCGCCATATACAGTTTATACGCCATTACTCATGCACCCCTTCTTCAGAAACTTCCAGCTTTTCAGCAAAGTCATTGGCCCAAGCATCCATGATCCCATCCAAATCAGCATCTTTGGAAATGTGGTTTTCATTGTGCTGTTCAACCTTGATTTCAGCGGTAGTGAACCGGTTGATTGCTTCACGCTCCGCAATGTCACGAAGATAGGCCAAATCTTCTTCAGCAATATCCAAGGCATCAGCGATGGCCGCTGTGTTGTTTGCAATATCGCCGGTGTTCCCGTAAATGCTATCAAGATCATTGCCAAGGTTGAAGGCATCCAAAGAATCAGCCCCCATAGAATCCAAGGCGGAAAAATCAAACATACCGGAAACCTTATCGGCCACACCATCACCCCAAGCGGCACCGGAAGCAAAAGCATCAGCGGCCCAACCATCTTGGAAGGTGTCAAAGGTAGACATTCCTTCATTGAAAGCATCGGCAACGCTTTTATATTCCTCAACATTCCCATAGGCTTCAGCGGACTTAGCCGCATATTCGCTTGCTTTGTTGGTAATCCCGGAATAGTCGAACTCAACGAAGGGCAATTTGTTCAGGGCTTCACAGATACCCGCCACAACAGTAAGGGCCGTAGAAAGAAGGTTGTAAAACCACCCCTGAACATTGGAAATAACATTGTGGAAGGCCGTTCCGATATTGGAAGCACAAGCCCCCAAAGCGTTCCAGATACCCAAGGCGATATTTGCCACGGACAGGCCAAGGTTTTTGAAGAAGGCAATTACCACCATGATTCCGCCACAAATCACACCGAAGCCGCTATTGGCAATACCGGTGAACTTTGCAACCGCCGCACAAGCCGCATAGATAGCCGCAATCACGGCGATAATCAGAAGGATGATCCATGTAATGGGGCAAGCCAAAAGCGCCGCATTTAGGCCCTGCTGGGCCGCTGTTGCGGTAAAGGTGGCAACGCTCCAAGCGGTGGTCATTGCTGTGTGAATTGCCTTAACTGCGGCCTGAACCGCCATAATGGTATTTCCAACCAACATGACACCGTTATAGATCAGCATAGCGGCCACAATGCCCATGATAATAGGCTGAATCCAACTCCAATTATCAACGATCACGGAAGCAATGGAAATCAGAATATCCAGCACCGAAGAAGCAATATTGGCAACCCCGGCAAGGCCATTGATCAGGGCCGTGGTCACTTGTTGGAACTTGGAACTATTGGCAATCTGATTGATTTTGGTCAGGATCGGGGCGAACATGGAAAGGGCCTGATTCTTCATCCCGGCCCAAATCTGCGCCCAAGTCTTGGGCATGGAATCGAACTTTGCGTTGGTTTCGTCCGCCATAGCAAACATGGCGTTCTTCACCACTTCAGCCGTTACCTTGCCTTCCTGTGCAACCGTCTTGATGGAACCTTCCGCAATGCCCATATATTTTTCAATGGCTCTTGCGATACCCGGCGCACCGTCCAGAATAGAGTTCAGTTCTTCACCACGAAGCGCACCCGCCGCCATTGCCTGTGTAAGCTGGATCATGGCGTTGCTCTGTTCTTGGGCCGTAGCACCGCCAATAACAAACTGTTTGTTCACCTGTTCCATGAAGGCAATGACCTGATCCATATTGCCACCGAAGGCGTTACCGGCGTTCAGGCCAAGTTTCGCAACGGCGGAAGCGGTGTCAAAATAAGCGGATCGGGAACGCTGGGCGGAAGCCATGATCTTCTGTTCCAAGGCTTCAACGGAACCGCCATCATCCACAAGCAAATTCAATCGGGCTTTGGTGCTTGCCAATTCATCCGAAATGTTCAGCACCTTATTGATCCCGGCGATACCACCAGCGGCAATGGCAACTTTCTTGATGATGGACAGAAGCCCGTTGGCGGAATTGCTACCCCCACGAATGGAATTGTTGAAATTCTGCTGTTCGTTGTTGGCGTTCCTGATATTTTCTTCAATGGTATCAAAGGCGGTTCCCGCTTTCGCCCATTCTTCACGGGCTTCCCGGATTGCCGCCGTGTCAACGGCTCTACCGGAAGCCTGTTGCATGGCTTCAAAGGTGTTCAGCACAACCCCCATTGCCTTGTGCATACTCTGAAGGGGGCTGGTAACACCATCATAAAGGGCAATAGCGGCCCGGATGTTTCCCACAGGGATCACCACCTTTCTTGGAGAATAGAAGCCGGGGCCTTAATGGTGACGGCCCCGGCGCTGTTTTCGTTCAATTTCCTTCTGCTTCTTCTTTTCAGCTTCCACCCGAACATCAATGGCCGCAATGATGAAGGCCCGTTCACGGCGGGGCAAAGCATAAAAGGCGGAAGGTGTCAAATGAAGTTCGTGAAGGCAATAGTAAGCAATGTTCGCTTCACCATCACCTTCACAGATTAGTTTTTTGCTTCATCAACCTCATCCTGCATGGTGGTATCAAAACCACACACTTCCTGAATCTTGGTCAGGTATTCGGCATATTCGCCGGGGGTCAGCATGGTTTTCAGAAGGGCATCAGCGCCCATGACCTTGTAGCTGTCCTGAAGTTCCTTATCATTCAGATTGGGGAACACGGTACAAGCCACGGCCAGCTTGCCAAGGTAAAGATCATAGTCGGTTTCCTTCTGATACTGGTTCTTCTTGCCGGGAACCGGAACACGCTTGGCACAGGACTTCCGAAGGGCTTCATCCTCGGTGCCGGTAATGGTCTTGATCTCCCAAGGAATGGGGTTGCCATCCTCACCCAAGAAGCGTTTGGAAGCAACAAACTTGATGTTCTCAACGGGAACGGCGTTTTCAGCCAAAAAAGCGGACAGGCTCATTGTTTTTTTCCTCCTATATTTTGATACGAAAAAAGGCCCCGGCCCCTACCGAAGTAAGGCCGGGGCGCTCTGCTTACTGCATACCGGCCAAAAGGCTGAAGGTTTCGGGCATCTCGAAATCTTCAAAGGTGAAGTCCATATCTTCATCCAAGTATTCCGCATCAGCATCAAACTTGGCAAGCAAGCCGCCATCCATATTGCAATCCTTCAGGATCACGGTCTGACGGCCCACAGAAGAGGTGGGATCTTCATTTGTCACCTGAATGTCAAAATAGACATCCTCGCCGGTGTCCTTATAACGCTTCATCAGCTCACGGAAGATGGAAGTGTTATAGTGGAAGGTGGCGGAACCCGTACCCTTCCAGCCGGTGGCCTTATTTCCCTTGCCGGTCTTGCCCAAAATGGGAACTTCCGTTTTGTTCTTCTCAAAGTTGGCTTCAAGGTTGATCGCCTGCATGAAGTTGTAACGGTTATCCCCGATGGTCACGAAACATTCAGCCAAGGAAGCGGAAACAGCATCCTTGGCGTTCATGATGGTTCTATCTGCCATGATGGTTGTACCTCCTTACTGAACATAGACGGTCATATAAAGCTGTTCCATAGCGTTCACGGGGGTCACATAATCAGTAACCACCACGGATTTCTTGGTATCGCCCTTTTCAACCGTCACATTTTCGCCGCTGAAGTTCTCAATGGCCCGAATATCCTGAAGTTCCGTGTGGTGCTTCACAATATCGTTCCAAAGGGAAATCCGGCCAGCGGCATCATTGGGAACCTTGCCAAGATACTTCTTGCCGAACAGAACGGCAATATCATTGGCGATCTGATCCAAAACTCGGATCGTCTGGTTGCTGGAAAAGTCGCTGGACTTTTCATCCGTGATGGAAATGAAGCTGTTAATGTCAGTCAGGACACACACCGCTTCATCCACACGATGGAACATGAAGGAACCTTCCTTGATACCGATTTCAAGCTGGGTCTGCGTGAAATCGGTATCAACATCATATTCACCATCATAGGTCATGTTGGTGGCGCTCTTATTGACCGCCGTTCCGCCGATCACGCCCGTAACCCAAGGGATCAGGGCGGTGGAAGTCTTGTCAGAAGTCAGGCCGTTCTTGACGCTCACAACACCTTCATAATCGGCCAGCTTGCGGAAAAGAACCACCTGAAACTTCTTGCCCACATCATCACGCATCCGCTTTGCAAAGGCCGCAAACAGGGCGGTGATGGTGGCCTTGCTCTCGGTGCAACCCATAGCGTTGAAGGTGTACGCTTCCGCCTGATCAAGATAGGTCTGATAGTCGGAATCGGCCACGGTGCCATTGGTGCCGCCCGTCAGGGGCAAGGAAGCGGTCAAAGAAAGGGTTCCGCTGGACTTCCAATCCACATAGGCATTGGCCTTCAGATCGGTGATAGCGGCCACACCTTCCTGAAGATCAACCTGAACGGTTCCCAAGAAGGTTGCCACATCGAACAGCGGCTTCTGTTCTGTGGTGTTTTCATTCGCCGTGATAACGGTACGAAGATCATTACCACGGGTGCCGGGGTATTTGGCCGTTGCGTAGGTGTTAGCCGCCTTCACGCCGCTGGTGCCAAGGCGGAAGAAATGAACGGTTTTGGCGTGAAGGAAGATTTCACGCATAGGCTTCAGTTCATCCGCCGTGTACGCATAGCCGAAAATTTTCTGACTGTTCTTGATAAAGTCAGCCTGTTCCACCGTGAAAATCTTGCCTTCAGGCCCCCAATTCATAGCAAGGGGGATGGTGACAATGCCACGGTCAGAAAGGGTGGCGCTTGCCTGCGCCACAGAAATAAAGTTGATATATGCACCGGGCAGAACCTTGTTCTGCACCAAGAAGGTGCCGCCGCCAAGGGCCATATTATTTCACCTTACCTTTCATAAAGTCATTGATCAGCCCATCAATCTGATCGAAGGTGTATTCCTTCCCATCTTCCAAAAGGACAGACAGAAGATCACGCCGGTCAGCGTAACGCCTGAAGGTCAACACCCGTTCTTTGGGGAATACCACCGGGGCCGTGATGGTCGGTTCCTGTGCGGTGGCGGCTTTCTTTCTGGTAGCCATTCAATCACCCTTTCTTTGGCTCCACAGTAGTTTCCAAGGTTTCCATTGCGGTTTCCATTGCGGTTTCCTCGGTTTCTCTGCGAAGTGTCAAATTGTAGTTCACGAAGAAGTGAAGAACCCCGTCTTGCACTTCATAACTCATGGAAGTTCCGTGAAGCACATCCCCATTGGGAAGGGTGATGAACTCCAAACATTCCATCAAATCCCCGGCCATAGCGAACAGTTCAGCGTTGTTTCTCCCGCTGGTTGGGAAATAGTGAACATCCAGCGGGTTCCGGTTCATGAATCGGTTCTTCTGCAACGGGGAAATGTCGGGCTTCAGAACGGCAATGAAAAAACAGGGTTCTTTGAAACCCTGTTCCACATCGTTCTGATAGATTTTGTACCCGGCCCCAAAGGTGGCGTTCAGCTTCATGGAAACACCTTTGATGATTTCATTGATCAACTGAACACCCCCTTCAAAGCGTCATACAACATATCATTTAGAATGGACGGAACCGAAACCTTTACTTCCTGTTCGGAAATGGTCAGCATCAGTTTGCCCGGAACCCAACTTGCCTTCAGGGTCTTACCCAAGGCGGGAACATAGCGCCCCGGTGTTTGCCGGTGGCCGTATTCCACATAGGACGCATATTCCAAATTGTTGATAACGGTCACGGTGTACTGATCCCCATGTTTTTCAATGGGAAGAATCGTCCAAGCATCCCGCAAGGAACCGCCCCGATACCCGGCCCAATACTGTTCCCGGATAGCCCCGGAACGGGTAAGAAAGGTTCGGCTTTTCCCGCTTGCACCCTTTACCTTTACGGTCTTGGGTCCATCAAACTTGGGGGCCACGCCAACCGGGGTTTTTTTCTTCACCTTATTCAGAAGGATTTGGGCAATCTTCTTGGCGGCATCCCGACAAAGCCGATCCATGTCAACTTCCGAAAGCTGTTGAAGGCGTTCATCCAGCTTCTTCAATTCCCGGTAATCACACCGGCCCCATCTTCCCATCAGGCCCACCCCCTGAAGGGTTCAAGCATGATTTCTTGATGGTTGGAGAAAACACCCGGTTCACCGGAACGGGAATAGGTGAAGGTTCGTTCCACATCGTTTGGCCGGGTGACAATGATCTTGCATCCTGCGGGAACCTTCACATCCGGGGAAAGGAACAGCTTCACCACCTGTTGGGCGGTTGCCACTTCATCCCCATTGGTTGAAGTTAATGTTTCAAAAGACAGCTTGCACGGCTGATCCTGAAGAAGCGGCTTTTCTTCAGAATCCGTCAGGTGGGTGACAGGATCGGTGACTTCCTCACGGATGAAGATAGAACACCGATCCTTCCACAACCGTTCCAAGGCGGTTCGCACGGCCTTATTCACCATACCAACCGCCTATAACGGTAGATTTCACCAATGCGCCCGTTGATCAGATAATCAATCAGGCTGTTCAACCTCTGTTCAGGGGTTGAACTACCTTCACCAAGGGCAAAGGTAATGTTGGTGTCACCTTCCTGAATGGATTTCACCGCCGCATCCAAATCAAACCCTTCAAGCTGTCCAGAACACTTCTTCATGTTCAGGTATTCGCCCACGGCCATAGAAACGGCCAGACTTTCCAACCCCTCCGGGATTTCGGAAAGGTTGGAAAGATTTTTGATCTGCCATTGAACATTGGTCAAAACCATATCCAACAACGGATCATCAGCGGCCCCCGCCACGCCAAGGGCCGTTAGCATTGCAACCGCTTTATCACGCAACGGGGTTCACCGCCTTTCTTACGCCGCCGTGATTTCGTACCAACCCTTGGTCTTGGGGTTGTCACCGGAACCGGGCGTGACCTTCACATAGCCGATACCGGAAGCGGCGTAATAAGTCTTGTCGCTGGAAACCGTGGTGTCAGCGGTGACAGCGGCGGAACCGGTGATGATCTTCACCGCCTTGGCTTCATTGGTCATGGCCGCAAGGTAATACTTGCGGGAATAAACCGTGTTGCAGCGGATGTTGCCTTCACGCTCCTGTTCCACTTCCGTACCCTTCTTGTTGAACAGGGTAACAGCTTCCTTGGTGGCAATGACCACCTTGCCGGTTTCGGCGTTCTTCTTGGTGTAGATGTTGATACCGCCCACGGTGCCAACATAGCCCTGCTTGGCGTATGCTTCCACATACTTCAGATCGTCCTTCAGGGCCTTGCGAAGTTTGCCCATGTCGGCGGGGTTGACGAAGCCGAAGATGGTCACACCCTCAAGGTTTTCCAGATTCAGCATGGCCGCACCATCCACAAAGGCATCAAAGCCAAGGGCGGTGGTCACGATGGTCATGGTTGCCTCGTTGAAGGCGGCGTAAATGTCAGCGTTCACGGTGTTGAACATATCCGTACCAGCGTGACGGGTGCCGGTGGTAATGACCATCGGATCGGTCATGGCTTCCTCGTCATAATACTGGAAACGGTTCTGTGCCATCTGAATCCGGTATTCCTTCTCGGTGTAACCGGCTTCAATGGTCTTGGTGTTGCCGTTGCCCATGGTCAGCTTCTCGGTGCCATCGGTGGCCTTGTACTTGTGAATCTTGCGAACCATGCCAGCAACGCCGGTCAGGTTGTTGTCCACGGTGCAAAACTGCTGAAGATCAAGGTGGCTCTGGTACTGATCTTCAATTTCGTTGGACAGGAAAAAGTTATCGTAGCAAACATTTGCCATTACTCATTACCTCCATAAAGTTCTTTGTATTCGTCAGGATGGTTGACGGAATAGTTGTAGCGATCCAAGGGGTTCATGGCCTTCAGCTTTTCAAGGGTCATGCCGCCTTCAGCGCCATCACCCTTTTCAGCGGATTTGGCCCCCTTGAACTTGGTGCCGGTGGACTTCTCAAAAAGAAAAGCCGTGTCCTTGCCTTCCACCAGCTTCTTGACTTCATCATCAAGGCCCTTGACGGTTCCATCCTCCGCCAATTCAGCCTTACCGATGAAATCAACCAACAGCGCCTTAACAGCGGTGTTGTTCTTGGCCTTTGCGCCGGTCAGGGCCAGTTCAACCGCATTGCTGATTTTCAGGTTCTTCAGTTCAGCGGCGTGATCCGTGTCCTTCTTCTTGTTATCGGCCTGAAGCTGTGTGATCTGATCCTGAAGGGCCTTGGTGTCACCAGAAGCCTTCTTCAGCGTTTCAAGCTGGGTGTCACGCTCTTTGATGGTGTTCTTGGCGGTGGTCAGTTCGGTGTTGACCTCATTGAACCGGGCCTTGGTGACGAAGGAACCGTTCAAGCCCTCCATAACCTTTGTGGCCTGTTCTTCAGTCAGGCCCCATTCCAACAGCTTTTCTTTAGTCATTGTTGTTACCTCCAAAATCCTTTTTTACCGTGGGTTAGGAACCACGATTTCCAATTTTTTATTTTTTCCATCCAAAAAATTGAAAAAGATGATATATAAAAGGAGAACGGCAAGTCACCGTTCTCCTTTCACACACTATTTATTTGCGTTTGTTTCTATTTTGCTTCCCCATCACTTAGCCGCCTTCTGACCACGGGCAAAGCCTAGCTTGAACACCACGGCAATCAGCTTGAAAGTGTCGTGATGATATGCGTCATAGAGTTCATCCAGTTCATTCCTGCGAAGGTCATACTTACCGGGGTGTACGCCTTCAATGCTCTTGATCAATTTTTCCATGTTAAACCTCCTTGATTTTCACCAAGAGGTTTGATAGAATGGATTTACCAAAACCTCCGGGTGATGGTGGATAACCGTGACCTGTTCACTTCCTACGGCGGCAGGTTGCGGTTATTTCTTTATATCGGCTTCCAACTTCTTAATCCCTCGCCGTATCGCTTCCATTTGAGTTACTTTTTCTTGTTCAGTGTAGGCATCTAATATTTGCTTGCTTGCTTCATCCACTCGAACTGTCAATTTATACGGTTTTGGATTGTCTGTTGGTCTGCCTGTTCTTGGGGACATCTTATCACCTCACTTTTGACGGTCTTAATTATACATTTATGACCGTCAAAAGTCAAGAGGGTTTTTCAATTTTTTTCAGCACATAGAAGAAGGGAACAGGTGAAAACCTGTTCCCTTGGAGATTGGACTTTGGCCGGAGCGTCACTCCCGGCATCTCTTTTGCCCACTACCAAAAGGCGTGTGGCGTATGGGAACGCTTTTTCCACCTCAAAGCCCGTTCTTATCCTATCTAAAGTATAGCAGTATTATTCCCGCTTGTAAAGGATTTTCTTGTTCTTCACATTCTTCTTCCATGTGGTTTCACCAATTTGCCAGAAGGACAAGATGGAGTTTCGATATTCAGCGGGGTCACTCTCTACCTTTACCCGTAGAATCACTTTGAACTTTTCGCCATTTTCTTCAATTTCTTTCAGAATCACACCGGTATTAGGCTTGTTTGCTTCCAAGATGTAATCCGGGTTTTCCAGAATATCCGCAACATACTTAACGAACTGTTCGTAATCTCCGGGGTGGCGTTCTTCAATATGCTGAATCCGTTCCGGGGTGATAATCACTTCATCGGTGGCGATCTCGTCCGTAATGCAACGGTATTTTTCTATATCAATGCGGCCTACCGTCTGCACATTGGAACCCTCGCTTTTTACCATCGAAACTGTATTTTTAATTATACTCCCGATGGTTGCAAGGGTCAACCCATCTTTGGAACCGTTGTCCACAAAAGTTTTCTTCCATTCGGAATAACTCATATTACCGGGGACATAGTAAACTTTTCCATCCTGATCCCTTGCGGCTCTTTCACCCATATATTTTTCATCAATGGCGGGAACCGTAGTTCCTCGGCAATGTGGATGAAACGGGGGAACGGTAACACCCGGTTGAAACTCCGACATGGGAACCACTTTTCGATCCATACTTGCACAAAATGCACAGGTGATGGAATCCAGCGTTTCCAAAATCTCCACATTCTTAACGCCCAATTCCTTATAGGTCTCTTTTGCGGCAAGGGCGTTGAAATAGCTTGTTTCCGTATTTACAAGTCGTGCGGCCTGGTACCGGGAAACTTTGAACTTCTTCTGAATGGCATCCGTGATTTTTTGGGGGCTGTCACCACGAAGAAGGCCCTGAACCAATTCTTTTTGAAGGCTGTCAACCAATTCTTGTTTCTTGAACCAAATACGGTCACTAAAGGTTCGCCCGTCCGTTGTCCACGGCTTTGAAAGCAAGGTTTCAAGTTTCTTCTGATCCAGCCCGGTAATATCCCAGCCAAGGCCCACACCCTTCTGAACCTCAAAAGCCGTGTGGGTGTAGCCATTGCCCACAACCTTCTTCAACAGGGCATCCAGACTATCAACCTGATTGCCATATAGCAATTCAAGCTGTTGTTGAATACCTGTCTGGACAGCTTCAAGGCGGGAAATGTGGAACCGGGCGGACGCATTTTCCAGCTTCTTCAGCCATGCCGCATCCAACCCGGCCTGTTCACCGATCTTGATATACTGTTCAACGCTCCAATGAAATTCTTCAAGCTGTCCAGCAGTCAACCATTTCCGGGCATCGGTCAGGCTGATTTGGTTGTTCACCGCAAAACGGGCATACCAACTTTCAATTTCCTTCTGAACAGAACGCTGGGCATCCAGATACAGTTCTTCCATGTCCTGAATAGTCTTTTGGGCTTCTCTGTGGGCGCTGTCCTCCAAGATGGAAAACCGCCCACGCCAATAATCCGCATTTCTCATGGGCCGTTCCTCCAATCCTGAAAAATGGTGCTGAAGGTGGGATTTGAACCCACACGCCTTGCGGCAACGGATTTTGAATCCGCCGTGTCTGCCTATTCCATCCACTTCAGCAAATAAGACTTCCCCATCAGGGCTGAAGGCCCCGCAAGCATTTTCAGCCAAGTCCAACAGGGAAGCATGGTAGCCCGTGCCGGGATCGAACCGGCGTTACCGCCGTGAAAGGGCGGTGTCTTAACCGCTTGACTAACGGGCCATGATGGGCCGGGGAAGGGAATTTCACCCTTTGGCGGGTAGGAGTAATAGCACCCCGCCACACTCAAGGTCTGCCCCGGCATATATTGTGAAACGGCGGGGGTTATTCACCCTCGCCATTGTCACCTTTGTTCTGGTTGCCGGTCTGGAAGGCCCCGGCGTATTCCTGCGCTTGTTCCATTGCTTCATCCTTTTCCTTACGCAACCGGGCCAGCTCCACTTCAACATCCGTCACCCACGGGTGCTGTTCCACAATGGTTTCCGTGGACAGAATACCAACGGACTTGGCACAGTTTTCAATGGATTCCGTTTCATTGATCAGAATGTCACGGTTGAACACGATCTGAAGTTCAGCGCCTTCATAATCGCCCAAGCCCCTGTTGCTGAAATCCTGATTGATGAACCACAACAGTTCTTCAAAGGCCGCTTGGAACTCGGTTTCCATGCCGTTTGCGTCAAGGTCAATGTCAGAATACATGGATTGAATGTTCATTTGATTGGGGTTGCCACTCAAACGATCATCCTTGGCATCGTAACCACGGGCATTTTCAATCAAGGACTTCTTCAGAAGTTCCAAAATGCCCTTGTAGTTCTCTGCATTGATTTCCACCGTCAGGGTGGTAACATCACCATCATCACGAACCTTCACGGCTCCGAAAGTGGCAAGGTTGCGGCGGAACTCACCAAGATTTTCACCGTCATAGTTCTTCAGAACCAGAATAGTGTTCCGTGCGTCCTCTTGCATATTGTTTTCAAAGTCGGAAATCATGGTGTTGATTCCGTCCTGAAGGGTTTTCACACGGCGGATCAGGGGGATTTCCTGCTTGTTATACTTGAAGGGAACCAGCGGAATCCTTGTCCAGTTGAAGCCCTTGGGTTCCTGCCCTTCTTCCTCAACCATGAAATAGTTTTCGTGTTCACCGGCTTCCACATCGGCAATCAGCATATCATTCTGATAGATATACCGGTAAATGCCATCGGCTTTGAAGATTTCCACCTTCTCCACCTTTTCCTTCTGGTAGCCGTTCCACACTTCTTGGGTGTAGTAACGAATCGCACAATCAAGGATGGTGTGATCATCGTCAGCCCAAAAAGGAAGAATGTCATAGGCCGGGAAATGCTTGAAGGTCAATTCACCAGCTTCATTGTAGTAAGGATAAAGCCAGCCAATGCCACCGTTCAGGGCATCTTCACAAACATATTTCAGAAGCCGGTAAAACCGTTTGTTGAAAACCTTGCCCAAAGCATCCGTGTAACCCTTATCCTGACAGTTCAGGGTGAAGGGCTTGCCCACAAGGTAGTTGGTTTTCTGATCCACCATCAGGGCATATTGGTTATCAATCAGGCGGTTGTTCGGAAGGTTCGTCACCACCTGAAGTTGACCGTTTTCACCAATGATTGTGCGCTGACGCTGAAGAATGTCATGCTGTCCTTCATAGTACAGATCACCCATAACCTGATCCTTGCGGCGCTGACTATTCTTCCATTCCTTGATTTCAGCGGCGAAGAACTGATTTTCAGTCATGCCGGTTCGTCCGCCCTGAAGGATCAGGCGGTTGATCCGGTCTGTTTCAGTATAAATAGGCATCAAGATCAAGCACCTTCCTTCAAAAGTTCATTACACCCGGCTTGCTGAAACAAGGCTTCCAGCTTTGGAAACTGAATGGCTATCCAATCCACCAGTTCTTCATTTTCGGCCCAAGAATTGTTTGACAGGCCAGATTCAAACAAAATTGCGTGAATCAGTTCATGGCGGATCACCTTCCGTTTATAGTGGTTCAAATCCGCCTTGGCTCCGGGCCTTCCTTCAGCTTCCGACATATCAGAAACCACAATATTCTTGATGGTGGTATCACAATACCCATCACAATCAGACAGATCAGGAAAGTCAATCGTGGTTCCCTCAAAAATCGTGTATGGCGTTCCCAACACCGAAACCACACGAAGCATTTTCTTCATTGGAAACGCCCCTTTCTATTGCTCAATAAAAGCAGAACCCCGAAAACACACGGTTTTCAGGGCCTTTTGTTACTAATGTGTTAATCAAAGCTGAAAGCGGGGCCAACCAGAACATCTTCCAGCGCATAGCGCATGGCATCCATCAGGTGGTTGAAATCATCAATGGGAACATTGATCTTGGCCCCAAATTTATCTTCATCCCAAGTGTAGTTTGAAATTTCAGTGATGAAATTCACACACCGGGGGTGAATGATGATCGTGTAATCCTGAATATACTGAATGCCATTGTTCACGCTATCCTTGCCCTTCCGGGCGGCTCTTACATGGTATAGGCCAGCTTCCCGCAATTCATCAATGCTTTTCGGCTCTGCACAATCGGCCTTGATCCGTTCCTTGGCGTAACCCATGGCGGTTACCCGCTCACAGATTGCCCGGTTGGTCAGGGCCTTTTCATACAGTTCATCAAAAACCCAAATGGTTCTTTCCTTTTGGCTCACCAGCCCACAGAACAGGGCCGTGGGGTCATTGGTATAACCAAAGTCAAGTCCAAAATAGCTTTTCACATCGGGCTTCTTGGAAATAGCCTGAATGTCAAAGGCTTCTTCTCGCCATTTCTCATAAATCAGGCCATCCACAATGCCCCAACCCCCAAGGCCAGCCACTTTGTAGCGCCGGGGGTTGTTTTCCTTCATGTTTTCAAAAACCTTCAGGTCAGACGCATCCAGCCATTCATTACACAGGTAATTGGTGGTTGTGGCGAAAATCTGACCATCCGGGGAAGTCCAACTATCATGGAATTTGTATGTGGGATTCCCTTGGGCATCCTTGCCGGTGATCTCACCGAAGAACCGCTTCCTGATCCAGTGTTTTTCATTCCACGGGTTGAAGGTCAGCGTGATTTGCTTGAATAGGCCGGTTTCCGGTGGAATAGCACCACGGATGGATTCATCAAGCATATCAAAATCAGATTCATTCATGATTTCGTATGCTTCCTCAATCCAGCACCAGCACAGATAACCAATTTCAACGGTGATGGAAGTAACCTTCAGGGGATCATCAAGGCCCCGGAAATAGATTTTTTGGCCGGTGGGCTTATAGGTCATTTCAAGGGGGCTTTCTTTGATCTCCCAATATGCCTGAACCCCAAGCCGGTTGATTGCCCATTTCAGTTCAGTGAAACAGGAATCTTTCAAGGTTCTGAACACCTTACGAACAACAAGGGTATTGGCTTCCGGGTATTCCATCATTCGCTTGATGATGTTCAGGGCCGTGGTTTTGGATTTCTTGGAAGCACGGGAACCCTTGCACACCCGGTAACGGCCTTTGAAGTTCCAGAAGGTGGCGTAACCTTTGCCAACCACTTCAGGAAGGCGGATCACCTTTGCCTTGGGGTCAATCTTCAAGCTGATCATCCCCCGTAATGATCACAGGCACAGCGCCTTCAAGCCCAACCTTATCAGTGAACAGGCCGTAACGCTTGCCGATCAGTTCAGCGGCCTTCAGGCGCTCTTTTGCAGAAACATCAATATCCGTGACGGTCTGAACGCCTTCACCAACCAGCTTCAAAACCTGTTCGGTATGCTCACCCCGCATGACAGAAGTAAGATATTTCATCACTTCTTCAGCGTCAGCGATCTTGGCGGAATGGATTTTGGCAAGCTGTTCATCAATATAGGCACGAAGGTTAGGTTTTGCAAGGTTTTCGCTTCCTGTCTGTTTTGCGGTCTTGCGGGAATACCCGGCCTTGATTGCCGCTTCCGTGGCGTTACCGCTGATCAGGTATTCATCACAAAACTTCTGCTGTCTTGGGGTCAAGGTATTCACCGCCTTTCTGTCAGGTATAAGAAAAGCGCCCCGGTTTCCCGTGGGCGCAATTTCATAAATAGATTATCTCATAGAATAAACTCTGTTTTCAAGCGGTGGCACTCTGTTTTTCTCTGTTCCTGAAAAATTCGCTGTTCGCTTGGGAGAAAGCAAGCAAACCCTTCCCGTGAAGTTCATACACCCATTGAATTGAAAAGTTAAGTTCAAGGGCAATATCTTCCCATTTTTTCAACTGGATATAGCGCCCGATCAGAATATTTTGCTGATCAAGATCAGGAATCCGGTTGATCATGGTGAAGGCTTCCTGTTTCATATCAACAAGTTCATCAATACGCCGGTTAATATCGGCTTCAAGGTCAACGATTTTGGCAACCGTTTCTTCAAGGGTGTTTTTCGGGCCTGAAGTCTGCACCTTATCAGGGTTCAGTTCATAGCTTTGGGAAGTCAGGCTGGAACGCAAGGTGAACACCGTATCTGTCAGCCGCTTGATCAAGCGATCTGTTTTTCTGATTTGGGCAAAATAATCTTTGGCCCGTTGGGAAAGGTCTTTGTCAGTCACTATGTAACACATCCTTTCTGTGGTAGTCTGTTCCGTTTTCATTGCATCTGTACCGTTAATAAATGCTGAAAAATCAAGTGGTTTCAGGACTTTGGAACGCATGGAACAGATAAAATGGCAATTTGCTTATATACACATATCTTATATATTTTTTCTTATATAAGAAGAAAGTATATTCACATCTGTACCATCTGTTCCATGCTATCAAAAACAGGAAAAAAATCTTGAAAATCAAGGGGGTTCAGAACGGAACAGATATAGAAAAAACATCTATTCCATATCTGTTCCACACGCTGTTCCAACTCCTACTGAAGAAGCACCTGTTCAAACCAGTCAAGTTCCCTCCCAAATATCATCTATTTCACTCAAAGGAATTTCAGGATATTCGATTTCCGAACATCTAAATTGCATATCAAACTTGATTTCTCCTAATTTGTGCAAAACCGTGACAATTTTATTTGAAATGGATTTCGGAAAATTAAATCCAATAGCGGAAACGGCTTTCTCTGCTGAATTTATTTTTTCTGCCACCTCTTTCCATTCCTCCAATGACAATTTTCTCATTTGTATTCCCTCCCGGTCTTACGGTCTTTGATTTCAATACGGTTCAGAAGTTCAAACCCCGCCAAACGGGTGATGTACTTCAGCACGAAAATCAGGGTGTTCACCCGCTTCTGCTGTTCATCCTCGTCACGGATGATGTTCTTTGTGCCGTGGTAGGCTGTCGGATCGTGATACCCTTCAGCATTTTCCCAAGGTTTAGGCATCGGCTTCACTTCCTTTCAATGGTAATGCCGCATTCCTCTTTCAAGGCTCCGTGAATATCGTCAAGGGTCACATACCCTTTTTCAAAGCTGTCATACAGATCAAGAACAGCATCGGTGAAGCGTTCACAGCGAACCGGGCCAAATCCGAATTTGTCATGAAGCACCATCACCGGCAACCCCAACATCAACAGAAAAGCCTTGTCAGCGGCTTCCTTGGAAGCGTCCTGTTTCATCTTCTGAACATCGGCGGCTTTGATATTTACCACCGGTTCCTTCTTTACCGGAAGGCCAGCTTTGGCGGCTTTTCGCCGTTCAGCCCTGTTCATGGTATTCCTCCCAAACATCATCAAAGCAAACCGGAATAAGGGCATGAACCTTTTCCAACAGGATCAGGGCCACTTCCCGCATCTGCGGGTGTGCGGCGGGAGAACACCGCAACTTCAGGAAATGCCGCCATTCCCGAATGTTGGCCGTCATAACCACTTCAGTTTTCAGGCTGTTGGGAAGAACAGAACGGGCTTCTTGCGGGGTGGCTCCATTCTGAAGAAGTTCCATATACCACGCTTCAGCATCGGCCATAGCCGCTTCCCACTTCTGGTAGTTCTCCCAATCCTGATCCGAATGTTGATCGTGGAAGAAGCAAGGTTCAATCACCGTGATTTCATTCCCAAACCCATCCTTGCTGTAATTGCAATAGCGGGTAGATTCCTGACAATATGCGGCCAGCCGGTGACGCACGATCTCATGAGAAACACCACGATCACAGATAAACTTCACCGTGAAGGAACAGTGTTCCAAAACAGCTTCATGCCCCCGCTTGATGATACCGGCCACAAATGCCGGGGCGCTGGTGTCCGTGATCTTGGCTTCAGACTTATAGCACACTCGCCCACACTGTTCCAGCCGCTTCAAGATTGCGGCCCCATCAATCGGGGTGATAAATTCCACATCAGCATTGATAATCTTCATTTTTCAGAACCTCCATTTTCATATTCAGGGCGGTGAATGCTCTTTTCAGGATCAAACCCTTCCGGGTAACGCTTCATAAGTTTTGAAACATTCATATCAAAAATGGTGTCAAGATCATAGCCAATCGCATTGGCGGAAATAGCCAGATACCACGCCACATCACCAAGTTCTTCAGCAATGTGGGCGGTGTCAAGCTGGTGGCCTTGGAAAGTTGCCTTCTTTACAATGTCAGCTACTTCCCCGGATTCACCACAAAGGCCCAAAGCCCCGTTCATCAACATCCCATGATATTCATAGTTCATGCCGCTTGCCGTTCTCAATGCGGCTTTCTGGTACTCGTTACCGGTCATTGGGGGTTCCCTCCATCTTCAGATCATCCATTTCAAGCACAGTCATAATGGCATAGTTGGCAAGGTCAATCAGGGTGTCCCGGATGGATTCATCTTTGACTTCCTGAACCCCGCTTTTTGTCAGGCTCTTGAACCGGGCCAGCTTGTCCCCAAGTCTGATCCGGGCCATTGCCATTCCTTCTTCTGTGAAGGTCTGGTGGAAACTGTCCCCATAATCATGATTTTTCCGGGCATACAAGGCGTTGATTTCCTTGCAAATGTCGGCATGGCGTTCCGTTTTGGTTTTTGGCAACATTACAATCATCCTTTCAGTTAAACCATTTGATCACCGGATCACCGGTGAAGCCTTTTTCCCATACATACCACGCATAGGCAATGGCGCTTTCCGGTTTCCCGGTCATATCACCGTTTT